GCTTATAAGAATCTTGAAGTTTTACCTTTAGTTTCTTATAAACATCAATATAGTCAATAATAAGCATTCCAGGAGTAATATATTTTGTATATTCTCTTGGAGGATTATCCTTTGTTTTACCAATGCCTACATTGAATATTCCCAAAGGACTTAATCTTTTTAATTCATCCTGTCCTAAAACTTTAGTAATCCGATTGACTAAATAAGGCATATCGAAAAAATTCGAGTTCCAGGCAGAAAGAACATCAGGATAATCTTTTTCGATATATCTTAAAAATGATTCAAGAAGCTCATATTCATCTTCGCAATGAATATAAAATACCTTCAGGTCATTAGGTAATTCTCCGGTAAATTCTTTTGTACCGAATGTAGTATATTCATTAGTCAAAGAATCATGAATAGTGATAAGACTAATCGGAGCTCTTGCCTCTTCCGGTGCTGGGAATTCATTATCAGGAAGTGGCTCAGTTTCAATATCGAAAAAACAAATCTTCAAAGGATTCTTAGAAAAATCTTCAGAATCCTGCATTCCTCCATATTCATC